ACCCAAATCACCGTAGGCCGTTCTTCTTGCAGCTCTTGCAGCGTTCTGTCTTTCAGACAAATCAGCAGCAGAGTCTACAGCATTCAGTTGCTCGTCAGTTGGTTGCGCTACACTGGAAATATTCCATTCCTTGATGTAAGGCCCCTGACCGTTCGAGTCATCCTGAAGCAAAACGTCCGTCATAAAGTCAACTTCTGCTACGCCATTATTAGCGCAATATTGTTTGACCTTGCTTGATAGTGATGCCATAGTTTTCCTCCTTATTTTCCGTTATCTATAACAGTGTTTCCTTCTGAAATCCACTGTTGAATTTCTTGATAGTGTCTGTTTCCTTCGCTATTGGGAACAAATAAAGTTTCTGTATCTGTAATTACTTTAAAACAAAATTTATTTGTTTCTCCTTCAATGTATATTTTTTCTACACTATTAATCATAATTATAACTCCGCATCAAATTGTATAAAAGCAGAAGTGCTATTTGTAATTCTTAGAGTTAAAGCGTGTCCTTGAGTATAAGGTGATCCACTATCGGCATCTAATTGAACCATAGCAGCATTAACTGAAGAGTCAATAATTGAACCAAGACTAACTTCATTATTTACAGCTCCTGGTCTTAAAGTTTCTAAAGCTGCCTCCGAAACAGTTGGATTATCTCTCATTGTAATTGGAAAAACAACAACACCTCTGTATCTATTTGTTTCACTTGCCATACCATTTGATACTGCTCTTTGGTCTGAACCATCTCCTTGTCGTCTAAAACAATATCTCTGACATCTTTGTAAATTTACATCAACAGGCAAGAACTCAAAATTAGATGCTGCTGTTCCAACTTCTAGCTGCACACCTGTGATGTACCATTCGTTTGATGTGCTGTCTGCAAGGTTAACTTGACCAACTGCTTTATTTGCATTTGTGGCTGATGCCCATGATGTTGCTAAAGTTCCAGATGTATAATCAGTTCCAGCACCTAACCAAAATTCTATTTCTAAACTTTTTGCATTATCGTTATCAAAAGCACCAGTAGTATCTCCAGCAAAAGTTATTTCTTTTTTCTCCCAAGTATCTGCCGATGAAATTGTGTAAGACTTTGAAATCTGTCTTGAATTATCATTATCTCTTAATTCACAAATATAAGTCCCTGTTTTATTTGATTTAACCCAAAAAGACATTGTAGTGCTTTCAGCAGATGAAGTACCTTTTTTTAAATATTGTAACATTTGACCTTCAATTCTTGTTTGTAAAATCATTGCATCACTAGAACTAGGAGAAGCGTCAGCAGTAGTGCAATCTAATTTCATTGATTTTGCAAAACCTTGACCAGTAGGTACATCAGTAGATTGTGATTGTGTCCATGTACCTAAAGAGCTTAAAGCTAAATGCCATCTATCCATAGTATTGTAAGCAGATGAAGTAAGTGATGATGCAGAAGTTGCTCTTTGAGCAATGTTCATATCTCCATTAATAATGATGTTTCTAAAGTTTGGTTGTAAAACTCCGTCTGTTATTGATGCTGATACTACTTTATCTATTGCCATAATTTAAATCCCTATTAATTTATATCCATAAAAATAATTTGCTGATGTTTGTGCAGTTCCTGATTGAGCAATTATATAAGCATTATTACCTACAGTATTTGCATAAACCTCTGTTTGAACATAATCTCCAGCACTTAAATCTAGTATAATTGATTCTGTTCCTGTTCCTCCATATCTTGAATTAGAATTAGATGGTTCATCTATTTTTCCAAGTTCAAGTAATGTGCTACCATTTATTAATAAATTCATTTGAAATTGGTAACCTTTATCTGAATGAAAGTAAGGAGCAATTCTAAAACCAATTTGATATTTTCCTCCCTCTCCACTAGGGACAGTAAATTTATATGTGCTGGTATCATACGCAGAATCAGTATCAAATAATTCAGCGTTGAATGCAACAATAGTTCTTGTTGTATCTGCAATACTAGTTTGATTAGATGACATGTAAGCGTAAAAAGCTGGAGTGTTATCACCACCAACTAAAGATACATCTATTCTTTTTAACGTACCTGCATCTGATATTAAAAGTTCATCCGTACTTGCGGGTGCGCTAGCAAGTTCTGTTTGACCAGAAATAACATTATCATTAAGGTGTTCGCTTTCAACAGCATCATCTGCAATCTTTGCTTCTGTAACTGCATCACTTGCAAGCTGTGAGGTACCTACTGACCCTGCGCCAGGTGCATTTGTTGCAGTTGCTCTACCTAAGAACACACAATACATTTCGTCCGTACCATTTGTTAATGCCGCTGATAGTGTAAGAGTTGTGCCCGATGCAGTGTATGCTTTACCTGATCCTGGCTCTTGAACAATGTTGTTAATTACAAGTCTGATATCATTTTCGTTATTTACGGAATGATCTAAAGTGTACGCAGTTTGAGAATTGACAATAGTAAATACTTGTCTCTCAAAACTTATGAAGCTTCTTGCTGGTGCGTTTCCTAAATAGGCCATGAATCTCCTTACGTACTAATTGCATCGACAACAGACATCCAAACACTTAACGAACTTGCCGTGTCGGACTGTGCTTTTACCACGTCTCCCGATTCAATCACTATTTTACTTCCACCGTCTATCAACTCTAACGATCCGCCACTGACAATCGGTGCATTTTTAATTAAGTAGTGATCCTGTGAACCACCAGTTACTGAAGATGTAATAAATACATCTGCATTTATTGTTGATGTTGTTGTATTTGCTAAACGTATAGAAATTATTGCATCATCAGAATTACTTGTGTGTACCGCTGTTGCTGATGTTCCTACTGAATTTAAACCGTATCTTTCAAAATCTTGTGCCATATTACTCCTTTACTATAATGCTATTGCCATTGCAACTGCAAATCCTGCTGATATTCCTGAAGATCCACTAGATGCTGCTGTTACTCTTCCTTTTGCATCTACTGTAATTGATGAATTCGTATAACTAGCTGCTGATACTCCAGAGTTGGCTAGTGTTAAAGCTCCGCCAGATGCTATTGTTGCGTCTCCAGATATATCAACTTCTTCAAAAGATGTACCATCTGCAACTAATATTTTGTTTGCCGTATTTGTTGGCATCTTTAATTTAGATCCAACAACAATATCACCAATCGTAGTTAAATTAGAATTAACTTTGTTAGATACAACATTAACAAAATTACCCATATACGCATGAGATGAACACTGATAATATAAAATATTAGGTGTATTTTCATCTACAGCTATTTGTGTGTAAGCACCAGAACTACCTGGAGTTCCGTTTGTAGTTACGTTAGTTGTGTACGCTGTGGACTTGTCTGCTTCTAAATAAAATCTTAAAGGGTGACTTGAGTTAGTAGAATTAGATTGATCAAATCTGTAATAATATGGATAAGATGAATCTGCTCCAGATAATGTTATTGCTGGAGATTCTAACCCATCAAAATAATATGCATTAGCTGATGCTCCTCCTGCACTTTGATAAGGATGATTACCTGATTTAGCGGCTACCGTAACTGTGATAACTTTTGGTGCCGATGATGAACCATACTCTTCGGGTGTAGGTAAACCTATTTTTGCACCAGGCACTGTACAAAATACTTCTTTAGTTCCTGCAGAAAAGTTTACAGCAGCATCACTATTAGAACTCGAGATAATGTAAGTTCTAGTTAATGTGCTTGCTCCTGAATTTAAAGTTCCAAAACCAACTTCAAACTCTGCAGTTCCAGTAAGAAATATACAATAGTATGTAGTGTTGCTTCCACCAATACCTGCAGAAAAAGTTTCAAAACCTGTTACTGCACCGGCAAGTGTAAACGCACCTGTTCCTGTAGTTGTACTAGTTTCTTTTACTCTGTCGTTTAATTTAAACGCCATTTATTTTTTCTCCTATTACGATGCTAAACTTATAATAGCATTAGCTGGTGTTCCAGTAGCTGGGAATACTATTTTAAAGTCTCCGTTTGTAGCAGTCTTTGTTCCACCAAAATCTAACACAACACATAATTTATCACTGTTGGTGTCATTGTATATTGCACCAAAAGCTGCTGAGAATGTTGCACTAGAAAATGTTAAATCATCAAAATCAACAAAAGATGTAGCACCTGTTGTAACTGATTGGTTTTGTAAAACAAGACCAGTAGTTGTATAGTTACTACCACCTGATGCACTAACTTCATTAGTAGTTGAGTATGCTGTGCTTGATGTATCGTATGGATTAGACGTGTACAAAGCTAATTTAAAACTGTTTCCACCACTTGCAAAGTTATGCGTGCCAGAAAGTAATTCACCTTTAAATGCATTTGGTATTACGTTTGCCATTTATTATCTCCTTATTATGGTGATGGTGATTGCAAAGGAGTACGAATAACACCATCTTGGTATTCGTCTCTGCGTCTACGACCCATTTGCTCGACCGCATACGATTGTAAAGCTCTTCTGTAAGATCCTTCGTAGTATTGTAACATATCTGCTGGACCTTTCAAGTATCCATATGCTTCTACAAGACAAGCATATAAAAGTAAATCTTGATATTTATTTGAAACATACGTTCCATTTGTGGCTGCTGCAGCTCCTGTTGGCTGTGTAGTATCTGTTATACTAAAAGGCTGTTTTACATATGCTAATGTTATTTCATATTGAGCATTTGGTGTAGGTGCTACAACCCAAAAATTAGCATCCCAATTAGCATAATACTTAGGAATTCCTGATTGTGTTGCAGGAGTATCGTAGTAAGTTGCCATGTAACTAGCGTCTTTTTTTTCAAGAAAAGTTTGTACATTTGGTGTAACATTTGTATCTTTTAATTGAACGTATCTAATACTTCTAAGATCCGACGGTATTGTAACATACCTGTTTCCTGTAACTAAAGTTGATGTAGCGTAAAATCTATTGTCATCACTATCAGCATCTCTGTATATTCTGTTCTCTCCATTTTTAATTATAGTATCTAAAACACTATCCGATAAAACTGTGCTATCTACTTCAGTATAGTTTCTAATATCTGTTTGTAAATTAGATAAAGTGTAAGCCATTACTCAACGCCTTTTTTATGTTTTTTATTTATCTTATCTTGTTTACGGCTTGTAACTTCCTCGTACAACTCAAGATGTTCGTCCTGTTCTGGACAAGTGCATTGTTTAATACCGAATATTTTACAAATAAAATTTTTTATTTTTTTTATCATGCTGTTATTGTAACTGGTCCTGCAGACACAGTTGGTCCTCCTGAATCCTCTGTTATACTAGGTGTTGCACCTAATGTAAATGTATACTTATCAGATGTTGTTACTGTTATACTAAAACCACTAGAATTTTCATATGTTGTAAAAGCGACTCCGCCTGGACTACCTAAAACATTTCTAAATCTTACTGTATTACCTGTTGATCTACCATGATTTGGTTCTGTGACTGTAATTGTTTGTGATGATGCAGTTATTGAAAATGGATTATTGCCTAACATTGCAGCAACTGCAGGTTCATTTCTTCCAGGTCTTACGTTTCTTAGTGATATTGCATCACCATTCATCGGCTTTGGTTCTAATTGTGGTTGCTTTGGTTCAAACTCAGATACGTGCACAAATGATCCATTCCATTCTCTAACCATCTCACGATATGGAAACTCCATACCTGATCTGTCAGATATTGCTTTTGCATATTTACCTGTTGCGTACTTTGCCATTATTTTTTACCTTTTTTCTTTTTCTTCTTACCACCGGGTCCTAAAGGTTTATCTATTAAACCACCTTTTTTCTTTTCATTTTTTCTTCTCTCTAATTCATCTAAAGCTATTTCTTTAATTGCTTCATCTGAATTATTTATTATAGATTCTAAATTATTTGTGGTGTATTGACCTATATTTTTTTTAAACTCACCTAGTTTCATTTCACCATAATCACCTACTTTGTATAATTTTGCCATTATGTACCTGGGTAATAAGCTTTAGGTGTAATGTACGTACTTGAAGCTGACCCATCCTCCGCTAGTGCTCTTTGTAATTCATCCTC